TGCCGCTCTCAACGCTGTATTTGGACTACCATTATTTGAAGGACCTGTCCAGTCGTATGTATATGGCTTACTATTCCCTAAACCAGGTATAGACACGCCATAAAAAATATTACCTTGTACTGTTGCAGTACCTAAGTCAAGAGAAGATAATACAGTGAACGATCCTATACTAGAAGTCTCTACTTGCCAATAGCCATTGTACCCTTGTGGGTCAGTGATACTCGGTGATGTTACTCCACTGAGTCTAATAAAAGTACCTATCGGGAACTGCACAACTGTACCAGTACCATGAGTCACGGTGAAACGTTCAATAGTAGATGTAATGCCTACTGTTGCTATACTATTAACTGCTAAGCCAATACTTATCAAGTTATCATACACCGCATCAGTAACGACACCTCGGTTGTATGCATCGTTTATTGACCAAGTCAATAATCTAAGACAAGTGTTTTGAACTACTGTACCAAATGTATAGTCAGCATATGTTTTGCTTTGCCCCATGTGCGCAGCCGCAACTGGATTTATATTAAGACCTGTATTTTGTAATACAGATCCTAATACGTTTACACCTAAGGGACTTTGTTTACCTGAATCTGCCATAATTATTTACGGACAAAAAGTGTCAGTACTGCCTTCAGCTATGCTATGACCGCATGTATTACCTGAACCCACTCTTAACACAGGTGAGTTCTCTGCAAATACAGTAGGGCTACCATCAGTAGTCATAGCCGCACGATGAGGTGGGTGGGGTTTTCCCCAAGGCGCATGGGGAGTGATTTGACTAACGTGAAGACCTACTGGTATGCCATTAGCAAATACAGTACTAGCACCACGCATTATCCTACCACCTACTTGATTAGCATCCCCCAAGCGACTTAATTTTGCCATATTATCCTAAAATTAGTTTCTTATCTGGTACTTTGATACCAGTAGTTGCTTCTAAGTACTTCATCTTAACCGAATCGTCTGTAATACCAAGAATAGCAACGCTATTAGTATTTAGCTTAAATTCTTCCTTCGGATCAGCGGTAAATACACTAGGAATCATTTGCATACCCTGCTGTGTAGGTGCAATAGAAACTGGTTCTTCTAAAATAATCCAATCACCTCCTGCTTGCTTTACTTTAGCAATCAATTCTTCACCTGAATTGAGTTTGAAGGTATATACTTGACCTGGTTGTAGTGCTATTTGCATTAGTTACTTTCTGTTAATTTTTGTTTAAGTTCAGTGAACCCACCGATAAGTTCACCGTTCATAATGATTTGGGGAACTGTTCTTGCTGTTGGGATTGCTTCAAGCAATTCTTCTTTTGACCATCCGTCTCCAATTTTACGTTCTTCAAATTGGATACCTTTTTGATTTAACAATGCCTTTGCTTGATCGCAATAAGGGCAGTGATACTTACTCCATACAATTGTTGTCATTTTATTTTTCCTTCCAAAATCTTGGTCTTGTGTCAGTTGTGGCTGAGGGGTCTTTTCTTTTGTAGATAGTTATAGCTGGTCTAAAATTATTTACATTAACTACATCATGATACTTTTCACTACCTATATGCTTGTACCATTTTTTATACTGGTAGTTCACTGACTCAATGAAAGTCCCGTCATCTTCAAACCAACGTGTGATTCCAGGATGTTCCATGAGTACATAATTGTAACTGTAATCTCTCTTAAAGTCTAGATGACGATTTCCATAATCTGTGTGTTTCCATATTTGCACTTGAATAGTATCTTCTTCTGTAATTTCAGTGATGTTTTCATACACCCATTGCTTAAGATAATCCGGGGCATCGAACTGAAAAAACTGTGTGTCCGGATATTTTGCAAGTAGTGCTGATTCATTAGGATGATTGGAACAGAAATTTATTAATTCTATCTCCATTTCGTTTGGTAACGGTGGCCAAGTCAATTCAGAATAATTCATTATTAAATGTTAGGTAGTGAGTCATAGTCTAATGCGTCAGACATTACACCGATGACATAGTTAGTTGACTCAGTTTCTTGCAGTGCAGACTGCTTCTTACTTGTGTCAGAATGCTTGTTGAACCATGGAATAGGAGTAGTCTTGGGTGCAGTACTGTTGTAACGTATGCCAATCTCTTTCAATGCTCCGGCTGCTGTGTAGTCCACAAAGTCTTTTAATACAGTTGCGTTTAATCCAATAACAGGACCTAACTTAAACAAGTAGTCTGCCCACTCTTTTTCTTCTCGAATAACATCCATGTACAGTTGATACACTTCAGCTTCGCATTCTGCTTTAACAGCGGCAAATCTTGGATCTTCTTTAATTACTTGATTAATCAAGAATGCAGTCCAACCCTTGTGCAATAGTTCGTCTTGTAGAATCAAGCTAATGATGTTACCATTACCAATAAAGATTTTATTCTCAACCATTGCAAGTGAAGTGGCAAAACTAACCATAAAGCGGAACGCTTCTAGTGCATAACTCGCATTCAATGCCATCCAGATTGCTTTGATATGTTCGTGCTCAGTAACAACTTCCCCGATTTCTTTGCGGCAGTTAACACGATGTAAAGTATCATAGTACAAACCTACACTACTTGCCATGCTAATGATTTCTGATGTGTCGTGGATAGTATTAAACACTTCCTTAGGCACGTTGTAGATGTTACGAATGATGTGACTGTAACTGCGGCTGTGAATGTTTGTTTCAAAGAAGCCCCAATTTAACATCAATGCTTCTAGTTCGGGAAGACTAACTACAGGTAAGAAAATCTGAGTAGGGCCACGGCCTTGCAAACTATCTAGTGCTGTTTGGCGTAAGACATTGCTAGTAAAGATATGTTTGACTGCATCGCTTGCATCTTTAAAGTCATTAGCATCTTTAGTAAGGCTAACTTCTTCCGGGACCCAAAAGAAACCACGTGCTGTTGTTTCAAAGTCTGCAATCTTTTTATATTTTACTTCTTCAAATCGTTGAATGGTTACGGGACCTTCCGGGTCCAAAAACATTTTTCTATTCAAATAATCTGTTTTAGTTGTTAGGTTATATTGTTGTTTTGACATGTTGTTTCTCAGAGTTTACATGACTCACATGATTCTTCATCATCAAAGTCAATTGCTTCTAGCATTACCGGGGCTTCTTCTGCTTGCTGTTTACTACCTTGCTTATTAATCAAACTATAGTAGAATGTCTTAATACCCCACACATGTGCTTGCATCAAGTTCTTAGCAATCAATGTTGTAGGTACTTTTCTGTCAGCAAAGTTTGCAGGGTTATAGAATGTGTTAGTTGATATTGACTGGTCGATATAAACTTGTAGTACGGCTGATGTTTTTAAATATGCATCGCAGTCTTTTTGTTCCCACATCATTTGATACTTGTTCTTCAACTTGTGATATTCGGGTACAACTTGAACGAAACTTCCTGCTTTACTTTCTTTGACAGAAATTAGACTCATGGGCATTTCAATGCCGTTAGTAGAGTTAATAACTACACTGCTTGATTCTACAGGAGCGATAGCCATTTGTGTAGCATTACGGACACCGTAACTACGCATCAACGCACGTAATCCTTCCCAGTTTAATTCAGGGGTAAAATCTGCTAGTTCATTAACACCGTTTGCTCTACGCTCCCAAGGGAAGATACCCTTACCATAGTATGTTTGGTCACTGTTGTCACAACGACCACGTTCTTGTGCAAGTTCTACACTAGACTCTGTTAAGTAGAATGCTTGATGCTCCATCCATGATTTAACTTCTTGCAGTGCATCTTTATCACCGTACTTCATACCGCGCTTGGCATGCCAATATGCTAGGTTTGTAACACCGATACCTAGAGGACGAATCTCGTCATTACTCAACTTAGACTGGATAGAAAGAAAATCTTGGTAATCGAGAATATTGTTAAGACTACGGTGAAGAATACGGCAAGCCCTACGCATATCTTCTGGGTTGCGGAAAGCTCCCCAGTTGATGCTACCAAGTGTACATAAAGCGATACGACCATCGGGATCATCAAGACGTTTAAAAGACTTAGTAGGTAATAGGATTTCACAGCAAAGGTTACTCTGGTAAATTGTATGATACTCAGGATCAAATGGCCCTTGATTCATCACGTTGTCAATAAAGACAAGATAGATACGACCTGTGTCAGTGCGTTCTTTTAAGATGCCGCCTTTGAATACATCTTCTGCATTCATTGTTTTCTTGCGGAGATCCTTGCGTTTTTCATACTTAACATATAGTTCTTCGAACAACGCTGTATTCGTATAGAAGGCTTCGTATAGGTCTGGCACTTCATTAGGGTCAAAGAAGGTAATATTCTCTTTATTCTTGAATCGTCTCCAAAAGAATGCAGAAAGCACCACACCGTAATCCATGAAGCGGACTCTTGTTTCGTCTGTGCCCTGGTTGTTTTTGAGCACAATAAGGTCATCAAATTGATGATGCCATATGGGATAGAAAACCGTAGCAGATGCATTGCGAATGCCTCCTTGTGAACATGAACGTAGATCACCGAACCATTTCTTTAAGAACGGAATCATACCAGTGTGCATTATTTCGCCACCGCGAATAGGAGATCCTAGTGGGCGCAGACGACCAATCTCTAAACCAATACCAGCACGTTTGCTAGCATACTTGGCCATCATTTCACCTGAAGCAAAGATTGAATCTAAATCATCATCACTGCGAATCAATACACAAGAGCTAAATTGCTTAGTGGGAGTTCCAAGTCCTGCCAAAACTGGCGTAGCCAACGTGAACAAGCCGTCACTAGCCGCAGTGTAATACTCTTTGATGAGTCGCATACGTGCTGCCAGAGGTTCTTCTTTGTGAAAGATCGTTGCGGCTGCAACCAAGTATCTGATTTGCGGTGTTTCATAAATTTCCTTTGTGGAACGATTACGAACAAGATACTTCTCAATCAGTTGCTCAATAGCGGCATAACTATATTGTTCGTCTTTAGAATGGTCAATGAACGAATCCATCTTGTTCCATTCTTCTTCTGTATACCACTCTAGTAATTCACTAGTATAAAGACCAGTTTCTACGTTTTTCTTTATAATAGAATAAAGACTGGGAGGAGTATACTGACCATATACGTCTTTACGTAGCATAGATAAACGCTGTTTACCTGCTACATATTGATAGTTGGTATGACCAACTTCGGGATTTGACTCAACATCAATCAAATCCACGATAGCACGTAATGTAATTTCGTCAATCTGACGAGTAGAGATACCATCATAAAAATGCAATTGGCTCTTAATCTCCACCATTGACGGGCTAACATCAGCTATGCCCTTACATATTTTTGCTACTTGAGCTTGCCATTTTTCAATAGTTAGTGGTTCTTTAGACCCGTTTCTTTTTATAACGTCAATTTTCATATTATATTTTCTTCTTTATTTCTTGTATGTCTAGTGTATTGGTTAACTTAAATTCTGTCAGATTGATATTTACTACCATATCAGGCCAGTAATTCATCACATATTTTGCGCGGTCAACTAAGACTAAGGCAACATCTTCACTATTATCGTCGGTTCCTAAGCGAAAGTCAATATCATCTACACCCAATAATAACAATGTATATATCATTCCCAAACCTCTAGCTAGTTGACAGTATTCATTATCATTCAACAGTTCCCATGGTCCAGGCCATTGTGAGATTTCATGAGGATGCAAGTAATGGTTAACCAAAGGTGCTGATTGCCACCACTTGTCTATTTCTATACATTTGGTTTGTGTATCTGCGTTCTGTAGAGATTGTCTTAGATCATACCAGGATTGTAGTCTGGTTTCGTAATTTAATTGGAATACATTCATCACACTCGTACTTATCATTATCAAAGTACGAGTGTGAAATTGTATTAGAATCGGCCAACAGCTACTTCAATGACACCTGAAGCTTCATTAAAGTTTTCTAGTGATTTACCAATGATTGTACCTGCACGTGCTTCGTTGTTAGCAATAGCGTGGCCGTTGCCGGCTGCTACTAACAAATCACCTTTGAATACAGGACCGATAACTTTACACGGTACACGACCTTGTAGAGCAATATCAGCAATGAACTCAGCTTCTAATCCACTGTTCATCGTGTACGCCGCATCAGTTGTTACAACACCTGCAACACGGGTAGTATTCATTTCAGTAGAGATAGTGACTTCATGTTCACCACCAAATACTAGAACAGTTCCAGGACCATAATCAGCATCAGCAATATACTTTTCTGACAAGTCAGCGTATGAAGCATTCCACTTAGTACCTGCAGTCAATGTCCAGTTACCTGTTACAGTACCGGCCGTTGTATTAGCACCAGTAGTCAACACTTGCGTCTGAACGCCAGCACCATAATAATAACCGTTGTCACCTGATATGAATGCTCTAGTTGTTCCATTACTAGCTACGTACAATCCCCAAAGTGCACTTGGAGCTCCGGATGACCCGCCTACTACTGTAGAATATGCATAACCTATACCATACATTGTTCCCAATGTAGTACTTGTTGGCACATATGGACCGCCGATAGTATAGATAGGGTTAGTAGTAGTTGAGTTGTCTGCTAATGGGTAGGTACCATTTAAGTAACCGCTTAATCCACCTGATCTATATATAGGACCACTAGTTGTTAAACTAGACAATGTACCTGTACTTGTAATGTTAGGTTGTGCGGCTGTTGTTACAGTACCTGCAGTATCTGCACTTGTTGCACTACCATTTACTGTGATATTGTATGTACCACTTAGTCTTGCTTGTGCCAATGTACCACTTGAGATGTTGCTTGCGTTCAACGCAGTTAAACCACTGCCATTACCTGTAAACACACCACTGTTTGCTGTAATATTTGCGGCTGTAATATTGCCACTTACACCTAAACTTGTTAATGTACCGACACTTGTAATGTTACCTTGCGCGGCTGTTGTTACTGTGCCCGCAGTACCTGCAGTACCTGCACTGCCTGTAATATTACCTGTAATAGTTGATGTTACTGTTAGTCCAGACAATGTGCCTACACTAGTAATGTTACTCTGTGCGGCTGCTGTTACATAACCTGCGACGCCTGCTGTCGCAACATTCAAGTTAGCAACTTGTGTAGTTGATGTAACAACGAACGGGGCAGTACCTCCGGACACTGTACTTGTTATTTGACCTGTAGCACTTACTGTGGTAAACGCACCGGTGTTTGCAGTAGTAGCACCAACTGTACCGTTATGTGCACCTGCATGGGTACCGAAAGTAGGAGCATTCACATTTCCTGCACTAATATTACCACTAACTGTTAATGAAATTAATGTACCAACACTTGTAATATTAGATTGGCTAGCTGTATAGACTGTACCTGCAACTAATGCGTTACCTACTTGACCTGAAACATTAGCACCTGCTACTGCATTAGCTGTTGTTGCAAAACTTACTGCACCTGTTACGTTAGCACCTGCTACTGCATTAGCTGTTGTTGCAAAACTTACTGCACCTGTTACGTTAGCACCAGTAATAGAAGTTAATGCTGAACCGTTACCTGAAACATTTGTAAATACACCATTTGTAGCGCCAATATTACCAACGTTTGCATTACCTGAAACAGTTAACGTACTCAAAGTACCAACACTTGTTAAACTACTGTTAACAACTGTTGATTTTAATGTTGTACCACTCAAGTTTGCGGCGTTAGCTTGAATTACTGTATTAGAAGCAGATGTTATTTGACCTTGTTGGTTAACTGCAATAGTACTTACTACATCTGCGCCACCGTATGTGCCTGTAGTTACCGCAGTATTACTGATACTGAATTCAGTACCAGTAAGAGATAATCCAGTGCCAGCAGTATACAATGTTGAGTCACTAATTTGAGCAAATGTAATTGCGGTTGTACCAAATGTAATTGTTCCAACTGTGTTACAAATATAAGTTTCACCTGCACCTGTATTACCATTTGTAACAAAGAATGCATCGCCTTGACCCAATGAAGTTGGACTGAAGGGATCGTATGTGTCTGCGTCAGTTGCACGTGTTAATACCCAATTTGTAGAAGCAGTACCTACAGTTGTAACTGTGTAAACGCCATTTTCAAATTGATTAGTTTGATTGTAAATCAATACACGTTTACCAATTGTCATCAACACACCGTCAATAGTTAGTGCTACTTGTGTGCCTGCGTTAGTCAACGTAGCGCCAACACCACTAGTACCATTATTGTAAGTTACGTTTAAGTTGCCGGCAGAGTCAGGAGATTCAACAAAGACAGCCTCGTGATAATGAATACCTGAAGCGGCTAGAGTATCTACATATTGTTTTGTTGCCGCGTCTGTTGTTTGTGTTGGTGTTGCTACGTTAGAAATTCTAAAAGTACCAACATTAACTGTACCAGTTCCAGTAGGAGTTAAATTAATGCTTTGATTAGCACCAGTTGCAGTAATTGTTACACCTGAAGTTCTACCAACAATCAAATCTGTTACTATGTTTGCACTAGTTTGAATATTACCTGAAGCGGTAACACTAGATAATGTACCTAAACTTGTGACGTTTGGCTGAGCCGCAGTTGTTAGTGTGCCAGTTAGTAATGAAGCACCAATAGTACCACTATTAGCATAAACATTGCCGGCATTTACGTTACCAGAAATATTAGCCGTTACTGCAAAAACTGTACTATTTGCAATTAAATTGCTAGCGATGATATTACCGGTATCGCTGACAGAGGCTTTGTCGCCACCAGTAGTAAAGAAATTAATGTATCCTGAAGGTCCTGGAGCCAGATAGATTCCTGTGCCGCCGTTTAACATCTCAGATGCGTATACCTTACCAGCCGTTACTAAGTTACCACCAGTAGCATTACCGGTTACAGTTAAACTAGTAAGCGTACCAACACTTGTTATGTTTGGTTGTGCGGCAGTTGTTAATGTGCCTTCAACAGTTGTAAACACACCTGCTGCCGCACCAATATTACCAACGTTTGCATTACCGGTAACTGATAATGTGCCTGCAGTACTTAAGTTACCTGCGGTTACTGTTCCGGTAGCTGTCAATGCGTCTGTTGTTTTGTTATATATTAGTCCTGAATCTGCACTAACTGTTCCACCATCATTAAACAATATCTGCGTATTAGATCCAGGAGCGACTAAATTACCGCTAATATTAGCATAGATAGTACCACCGACATACAAATTGCCTGCAACACCAACACCACCGGCAACTACAAGAGCACCGGTTGTAGTAGTAGTTGCCGGTGTTGTCATCTGGATATCAAGTTGCGCTTGAACATCACGTAGGCGCATTTTCTCGTCTACTGCTAAGAATCCACCTGTAGCAAATACAATGTCTCTGTTAGCACCTTGGTCGCCGGTTGCAATAACTAGATTGCCACCTAATCCAACCCCATTTACAGGTTGTACAAAGATATAGCCGTCGTTTTGTTTAGTTATAGTAAAATTAGCATCACTGAAATCAGATCCAGTAAAGCCCATGTCCATCCAACCTGCAATGTCATTACCATTGTCACCGTATGCTGTAAAGTCAGCAGAACCATTAGCGTCTGCATTAATTAAACCAACTTGTACATATGTTGCGCCACCGGCTTCAGCTAAGATAACAGGATTAGTAAATCCTGTTGCGGCTTCTGCACCACCGACGAAAATTCGACCTTCAATAAGCGCATTATTTGCTTCAATATTACCCACGTTTATCACGTGACTTGCACCAATATCTAGGTTAGATCCATTAGCCGTAATGTTTGAAGTACCAATATACAACGATGTACCTAGATATGCATTATTCCATCGGTTAGTGTTGTTACCTAAGTTATAAGTTATGTTAGCATTAGGTATTAAGTTTGTACCAATGTTACCACTGATATTTAAATTGTTTAAATTTGCAGTACCGGTTACAAACAATCCACCATTAGAAATGATGTTTGCGTTAGAAGTAATGTTACCATTAGCTGTTACGGTAGTACCAACTTGAATACCATTAGCAATACCAAGTTTATCTATTGATGCCAGGTTGCCTACGTTGACGTTAAAGAAGTTACCTGTGTTAGCACCCAAAGAACTTATAACTGTTATGTTGTTAGCACCTACATTACCTACAGCACTTATATTAATGTTCGATGTTATGTTGCCACTCGCAACAATATTACCACTAACTTCTAAATTAGTTAGTGTACCCACAGTAGTAATATTTGGCTGTGATGCTGTAGTTAGTGTACCTGTAAAGAAGTTTGCAGTAGCTACATTACCTAAATTAGCATTACCCGATACAACATTACCACCAACTGTTAATTGATCGGTAGTTTGATCGAACGTAAAGTTGCTTGATGCGCCAAAGTCACCATTAGCATTATACTGAATGTATGTGTTTGAACCAGCGGCTTGTTGGAAGTCCCATGGTGTACCGTTTGCGTAATATAAGTTATCTGTCTTAACACCACCGACTGAAGCATTACCTGAAACGTTTAAATAACCCTGTGTGTATATGCCTTCTGCACCATCTGTAGTTTCAATACCAAAGATGTTTGCTTTACCTGAAGAATTAAACATCAATGCAGAGTTTGAATCATCTGCTAGGTCCCATACTAAATTGTCTGTCTCGATAGAAGCAATATTACCTGATTGAACATAGAAAGCGTAGTTACCTAAACCAGATCCAGCGGCATTACCTAGAACACCAATATTATATCCACCTGCGTGAGTTTGTGTAGCGTATCCACGTACACCTACTGCCGCTCCTGAATCAGAAGTGTTTGTTACGTATGCGCCGCCTTGAACACCGGTTGCTTTTGTTGCGCCATTTGCACGTGCTTCACCTAATACACCAATACCCCAAGTACTTGTATTTCCTGAATCAGCTACTGCTTCACCAACTATACCAATATTTTCTGAGTGAGTTTGTCCACTATCATTTTGCGATACGATAACTTTAGCGTTGGGGAAATCTGATTGTATTGCATTCGCACCAACGAATAATCCGCCGGCTCTAGTTTTACCCAATGTATTAAATGTTACTACGTCACTGGATACTGAAACGTTACTACCAAATGCAAATTCACCGTTTGAGTTGTCCCAACCCATAAACCCTGTTACAGGGGTACTTGTATAATATTGTAATAATGTACCACGATCTTTGCCGTCGTCACTTGTTAATGCATTACCGTTTGGTCCACCACCGACAGAAATTAAAGGATCTTCAATTGCTAATGTTTCAACATTGATATATGTTACATTTCCATTAACTGCTAGATCACCTGTTATAACTGCATTACCAGTTACTGATAAGTTAGCAGTTGTTAACGTACTTGTAGCAGTGTCAAATGTAAACGATGAACTTGCACCAAAAGAACTATTGTTATTGAATTGAACTTGTGTATTTGAGCCAGCTGGTTGTTCTAAGTCCCATGGATTACCGTTTGAATAATATAAGTTGTTAGTTACAACACCTGTAGCTGCCACATTACCTAATACTGTTACTGTGTTTGTTGTATTGTTGAACGATAAATTAGCTGAAGTAGATAGTGCTCCTTGATCGTTATAGAATATACCCGTATTGCCCGCCGCAGATACTGTAGGGAATACTGAAACATTACCCGTACTATCTTTAGTGACCAGCTGGTCAGAAGTATTTACAAACACTGTTGTCTTACCTGACGACGGGGTAGGAACAGAGCTTGGGGTTTGTTGATTTAAAATTAATGACATTATATTATCCTATTATACTTGAACTAAAATACCTTCAACTTCCAATGTACCGTCTATCGTAATTGGTAGTGAAAAGAGTCCTTGTTTATTTACTAGCACTGTATAAGTTTCTCCATCAGGTATATAGTATGGCATCATACCACCTGTTGCACTAACTGTAGCAAAGGATAAATTTCCATTACCATCAGTTGAAATTACTTGACCTTCTGCGCCGCCTAAAATCTTTACATTGCCGATGTTTCCTAAATTAGCTACACCTGTAACGTTTAAATTTAAGGTACTGACACTGGCATTGGCAACAATTATGTTACCAGAGATATCTGAGTTAGCGTAGATGACGATATTACCGTCTGCACCTACGCCAAAACCACCGACAGAATTTAATGTTTTAAGTGCCATTTTATATGTAGTTATACTGTGTTGTCCATACCGTAGAATTTCCACTTGCAGGTGTTACTTGTAATCTCAAGTATCCGCCTTGTATGTTTACTGCCAATGCCCCGGTATAGCCACCTAAATTGACAGTACCGTAAGTAGCATAATCTACGTTGCTGGTTCCGTTTGTTACTGCTTGTACAGTAGCAACACTATATTTACTTCCCGATGCATCCACACCTTTAACTAGGAATTGAACCCCTGTAATGCCTGTTACAGGTACACTAGCAATAGTTTGATTTGCAGTTACAGTAGAAGTAGTAAATGTTCCCCAAGTAGTTGTAGTATTACCTATAACAACTGAGTTAGAAATGTTTGCCGAACCTATAACTCCAAATATACCTGTTGTAGGATTGAATGTTAAGTTTGCGTCTGCCGCAAAGTTATCGTTCAAGTTAAACTGAATTTCAGTATTCGAGCCAGCAGCTTCTTGTAAGTCCCAAGGAACGCCATTGCTATAATATAAGTTGTCAGTCAATACACCCCAGTTTGCAGTAGCGTTAGATATTAGTAGATTACCACTAATTGTAGTCTGACCTGCAGCCAATGTTGACGAGAAGTTAGCAGTATTACCTGACAACTGTAAATTAACTGTTAGGTTATTAGTGAGTGTATTGCTACTAACGTTGACGTTTACTGCACTAACATTACTATTAGCAGATATGTTATTAGCTAAAAGATTTGCACCAACGTCAACAAAATTAGTAACAAATAAATTATTTGAATTTACATTAGCATTACTGTTGATGTTACCATTACTTTGAATAATGTTTCCAACAGTTAGGTCTAATGTTATGTTTGCATTTGATGTGATGCTAAAATTATTTGCATCAATGTTACCTGTTACATTTAAACTTGTACCGGTGGCCGCGCCAATGTTAGGAGTAGTAAATTGTGCGTTAGCAATAACAACTATGTTTCCTCCTACTATACCAGTAGTTACACCATCGGTATTTGCAGATATAGTAGTACCGGTTATGTTAATACCAGAACCTGCAGAATATGATCCGGCAGCACTGAATTGCGTAAAGGTTAAGTTATCAGTACCAATTATGACTTCACCTGTTGGTGAAGTCATAACGTAAGATTCACCGGCTCCTGTTACACCCTGTGTTACGAATACGTATGAGCCTGCACTCAGTCCGTTAGGAGAGTCAGGGCTGTATTTGTTAAAATCTGTTGCTCTTGTTAAGACCCAAGCAGTCGAGCCATTACCCACTGTTGTTACAGTGTATACTCCGTTTTCATATGCATTTACTTGAGTATAAACTAAAACACGATCACTAGTACTTAGGTTAATTCCGTCAATCTGTAAGGCAGCGTTTGCTCCCGCATTTGTCAGTGTTGCCCCTACTCCTGGATTAGCACGTGACGCTTGAGCTAAACTTGTGCCATTTGTAAGTGTTGTTACTTCTGGACCATAGTATCCATCTTTAACAGTGATGCTTGTTGATGAGGGTATACTGTAGACCCAATATGCTTCACCACCGACTAAGCCATTAAATGAATTAGTAAACACGATACCGTCATTGACACTTAAGCCGTGTGCAGAACCAAAGTCAATAGTAGTACCGCTTGTGATAGAGTCAACCGTTGGGGTTGTGCCTCCCTGAGCATATGTTGCAGTAAGTGCAGTTGGAGATTCAACACGAACCGGTGTGTGAATATCAAGACCTTCTCCAGCCATTGCATCAACATATTCTTTTGTTGCAGCATCAGTTGGATTAACTGGATCACCAAGCTGGATAATTTTCTTTCCAGATACACTGATAGCTCCTGTGCCAGTTGGAGCAAGAATAATGTTTTCATTAGTACCCGCGGCACTAATTGTGATATTACCAGTAGGTGCTACGATTGTTGCCGTCTTAACACTACCAATTAATGCTTCACCTGATACGTTTGCATTGGCCGCATTAACAAAGCCGTTAGCAATTACATTGCCGTTAGCAGTGATGTTGCCTGTAGTAGAATTGATGTTTCCTAAAACCAACAACCCAGTCTCAGTGAAGGTAGCAACGTTTGAAGATCCATTGATCGTGATTTCTACGTTAGCATTTGAATAAACTTTAACATTACTATTGCCGTTCGCCAATGAACCAACTAAATTGGCTCCGGTAATGTTGCCTAGAACATTTAAATCATTTGCCACGTTTACATAGTTAGCACTAGCCAAGTTACCTAAATTAGCATTTAATGAAGTAATATTTCCTGAAAAGTTAGCAGTATTACCCGCAATATTATTGTTAACTGTTAATGCATTAGTGATTGTATTGGCTGCAACATTCACGTAGTTAGCAGTAACCAAATTACCTAAATTAGCATTTAATGTGGTAACATTACCAGTAAAGTTAGCCGTGTTGCCACTTAGTTCTAGGTTAATTGTTAAATTACTAGTTGTTACATTGGATGCTACATTCACATAGTTAGCTTTTACCAAGTTACCTAAATTAGCATTCAATGCACTATTGATATTGCCGGTGAAGTTAGCCGTGTTACCACTTAGTTCTAGGTTAACATTTAAAGCATTAGTAGTTGCTGTTGCGGCAATATTTACATAGTTAGCAGTTACTAAGTTACCTAAATTAGCATTTAATGCACTATTAATATTACCAGTGAAGTTAGCTGTGTTACCACTTAGTTCTAGGTTAATTGTTAAATTACTAGTTGTTACATTGGATGCTACATTCACATAGTTAGCAATAACCAAATTGCCCAAATTAGCATTTAACGTAGTAATATTACCAGTGAAGTTGGCTGTGTTGCCACTTAGTTCTAGGTTAACTGTTAAATTATTAGTAATAGAATTAGATGCTACATTCACATAGTTAGCAGTTACTAAGTTACCTAAATTAGCATTTAATGCACTATTGATATTACCAGTGAAATTAGCAGTATTGCCACTAATTTCATTGTTGACTGTTAAATTACTAGTAGTAGCATTGGCATTAATATTTAAGATATTACCAGTAATATTTGCATTAGCTGAAACATAATTAGCTAATAGCGTATTGGTTACATTTACATTTGAATTTGCATTAACGTTATTAGCCAGGACGTTAGCGTTAGCATAAAGATAATTTGCTCTAGTAATGTTTGTAACATCTAGATTACCAATAATACTTAATAATTGTTGTGAGTTATCCCATACAAAATTAGCAGATGCCCCAAAGTTTTGATTATCATTGAACTGTACCTGTGAGTTACTTCCTGCGGCTTGTTGCAAATCCCAGGGGACGCCATTACTGTAATATAGGTTATCTGTGAGAACTCCCCAAGTAGATGTAGCGTTGGATATTAGCAGGTTACCAGAGAAGGTTGCATTACTTGCAGTAACATCACCGTTAGCCAATATTATATTAGCCGGTACTTCACCTACAGAGAATCCGGCTACTGAGTTTAAGGGTTTAATTGCCATTTTGTTTTCCTATATTCGTATTTATCTTTTTTGATTAGTCAGCATAGACTGTAATTAACATCTTGTACGTGACTGGTGTTGATGTATTAGGTGTTACTTTTAACTGCAACGATGCTGGAACTATAATATTCCCAGCATCATAATCTACTTCAAAGTTACCTACTCCACCGTTAACAAACAAACTAGCATACTCAGTAAAAGCGACTGTGCTATTGTAATACAATGAACTAATCTTACATGATTGTCTTGATGGACCTGCGGGGTGAGTTGCAACGATTTCAAATTCAATACCGGATAGGTTAGCAACTGGTTTTGAATATAACAATTGCCCTACACCGGTACTAGCAGTAGTTGCAAAATATACTTCTGAATAAGACCATTTATAAACACCAGCACCCATTTGCAATGAGTTAGCTATTAAATTTCCACCAACACTAACTGTATTTGTATAGTCATTAAACGTAAAATACGGACTACCTTCAAAATTATCGTTTTTGTTAAATTGAACTTGTGTGTTTGAACCACCGGGTGATCCATTGCCTCCGCCACCGCCGTTGACTGCCCAACTTAGATTTCCACCGCCATCAGTTACTAATACATAGCCATTAACTCCACCAGATATATGTATGTTTGATATTGTGCCTAAATTAATATTAGCACTTCCAGCAGTATTTACATTACCTGCAACTCGTAATATGGCAGAAGAATTAACAGTGAGATTACTTCCTATTGTTACTTTGCTACTAAAGGCTGCGTTACTTGCATATACGTTTGTTGCGATAGTTAGCTCACCGCCTGATATTCTCTCAGACGTAGTGATGTTACCTAAACTCAATAAATCACCATCAATATTAACATAGGCTAAATTACCCAAACTAGTAATATTTGCTTGTGCATTCTGACGTACATAATTAGCTACATCAGTAGTAATGTTAGTAAGTTGAGATCCATTACCAATGAAATATGTAGCAGTTATATTACCGTCAGAAATGATATTACCTATATCAGAAATATCTTGTGATATAGTTACATTACCTGTTACTACTAGATTGCCGGTGATGCTGACAGTATCATCTAGTGAATCTCCTGATGATATGTTTTCAACTTGTAGAGTGTTTGTTGTTTTGTTATACGTAAATCCGGAATCACCGCCAAATGTGCCGGCATCATTAAACTGTACTTGTGTGTTTGAGCCACCGGGTATACCGTTTCCGCCACCATTGCCTGTTTGTGCAGTCCAACTTAGATTACCGGTTCCGTCTGTTTGAAGTACGTAGCCGTTAACTCCGCCACCAATGTTTAGATCCTCTACACTGCCTAAGTTTAGCGTAGACCCATTCCATGTAACGTTTGAGATTCCACCAAATACGCCATTGGCATTGAATTGCAACTGTGTATTTGAGCCACCCGGTGTAGAGTTAAAAGGCTGCCCATTAGAATAATAGTAATTGTTAGAATAAATCTTATTCGCAGAAACATTTCCTGATAGATTTAAAAAATTTGAAACTACATTTCCATGGGAGTCAATAACTTCAACGGCAGGTATACCAACAGAGTAACCAGTTAGCGTGTTAAATAATTCTGATGCCATAAATGTTCCCGAAGATATTTTGTTATTATATATTTATCTATTATGGTCAAATAAAACCTAAGAAAAAAACACCAAGTAGTGCTTTTTTCTAAATACGTAATGTTAACACGACAACCTAGTAGACCTCTCTGTGAGCATTGCAAAATATCATTAGCTAAACCAAACGGCAAGAGTAAACACGGCTTTACTAAATGGCACAAGTACTGTGTTGCGTGTGCTAAGAGTGCATATAATAGTAAGTTTGGTTATTTGCTACACAAGAAAAATAGATGTGAGAAGTGCAGTTTTATACCAGAAGACACCTGTCAATTAGATGTTGTGTATAAAGACGGAAATAAGAAAAACAAAGACAATTCAAATTTAAAAACTCTATGTGCAAATTGTAATAGAGTTTTTCAGAAGAAGCTAAAAGAGAAACAAAAGTCTATTTTAGATATAACAGTTGATACTGATTATAGGTTATAGTTTCTTAGCATATACACCACCCGGTGGTGTTGCTGACATTATTGAATAACCGTTTTTATTTCGTATAAAGGGTTTAGCTTTAGTTGCTGTTGCAGGGTCATATTCAGTTCCTGGCTCTAATCCAATGAACTCACGGTCTAAATCTATCAAGAAAATCAATCTAAATTCATCTGACAAGTTAAATGAACTGTGCATTAGTTGATTGTTGAATCCAAACATATCATCCCAGTTAACTTCTTCCGCATTCACTTCTAAGAAGATTTCACCTTTAGGTATGATTAACGGTATATGAATTCTTACATACTTACCTGATCTGTTTTCGGGACCAGTATGACGTTTTAAGATACTATTAGGAGCCATACAGCTATAGTTTGCAATAGGGCATTTATCTCCGAACTCTTTTATTAATTTATATGCAGTCGGGTATTTAATGGCATGTAAATGATTCTCCGGAGTAGTAAAGCTACGTTCTACTATACCATCATGTCTTTCATATCTAAATGCAACTGCCATCCAACTTTCTACACTAGGTTCATACATACCTTTTTCATTTTTACTAACAATGGTACTTGCAGAATCGTATGGTCTACCTGCTAAGTTAGGAGTACCGTTTTCTTTAACAGCTTGCTCTAATGATTCATATCCTGCTAAAAATTCTTCAGTAAGTGCTTTCTGAAAACTCATTAGGTAGTCAGCTATGGGTCCTAATTCTTTGCGTGTATATATTGCTTTAGTCATGTGATTATTTATCAGAAACTTATAGCCGTAAAAAAGAGCACCGAAGTGCTCTTTTGTTTCTGTCCATCCTTCGGGTTGATTTTTAATCTCTATCGTCACTCATACCTGCATAATACAATAATGTCAAACCATATATTATACACATTAAGGGTAATCCATAATTAACAAGCAATGCAGGTAAACGCTCATCAGCTAACATACTATTAACCATGGAAGGATCATTCACGGGTGTTGCCATGATGTGTGCCATAGTATCATATATTTTATTTAATACTAAGTAGGCACTACCACCTAATACACCTAAACCACCGGATATTGTTTTACTCATATTGTTTCCAAAGCCTTCAGAAATACCCGAACCAGCATCTGCTTTAGCTAGTGCTTCAGTTTTTTTCTTAGCTTCTTCGGCACTTTTACTAGTTTTTAAAATGTTTAACAATTCATTTTTACGACCTTGTGCTTGTTTATATGCTTGTTGTGCTTTAGGAGACGAAGCTAAAAACTTATCTAATAAACCTGATACTTTTGATTGTAACCAATCACCTATTCCCTCATCAAGCTGTTGTTGTTCACTTGCTTCATTGATAAGGTCTATATAATTTCTAAATAAGTCCGTACTCATAATAATTCCTTTAATATATTTATACTAGATTGATAAATTATCCAATAAAAAAGAGCACCAAAGTGCTCTTTAGTTCCTTCCCGTAACACAGACCGTAGTCTGTGATCTCGAACAAGAAGATTGCTTGATTATTGGAATGTCAAGTTCTGAACAGCGATTTCACCAACATAGTCAGCCGCGTTACCGAAGCTGGATGCAGTGTTAGTCAATTCGATGTAACCATAACGTGTCATGAATGATACGACTGGTTCGAATGTTGACGGATCTAGAACAACACCAGAACTCATCAATGGAATGTATGGGCAATAGAATGCTGCCGCATCAGTCTCAGATGAACCCTTGTATCCAACTAGAACAGGTGTTGTGTCAGGAGCATAAGAATCAACGAAAACTCTCATAGCACCGTTCAATGTACCAACAAACTTAGTGTTTGTAGGTGCTTCGAATGTACCTTCTGTTGTACGAGCAAAAGCAGAAGTAGTTGCAGATTGCAATACTGTCAATGCGGCGCTAGAAACAACAGCCCAGTTACCTGCGCCACGACGAGTGCGTTGAGCGATCAAGTTAGCAACACGGTTGATAAGAACAGCCAAAGCAGCGTGTTCGTCACCAACGTAAGTAGCTGTACCAGATACAGTAGCTTGGTTGTATGTATACTCTGTAGATGCTAGAGTACGTAGAGATAACAAGATTTCTTGGTCGATTTCAGCAGTAATTTCTTGTGCTAAAGCGGCCATGATTTCTGCTTCAACGTCAATACCATGTTGGCTTTGAGCGTCTTGAGCCGCTTCAAATGTCCAACGTGCTTGCAACTTACGTGACTTAGCTTCAACAGCCTGACGCAAGATTTGTACGCTGATTTGCTTACCACCATTGCCTTCTAAGGCAGCAGTGTTGTTAGCAGTATAGCTTGTTGAAGAACCATCAGCTTGTGGTGTACGTGAATATGCCTGTGCAATCAAGAACGGGCTTAATGCTTCTTGACCAGCTGTAACAGAAGTTGCGGCTGCAGAAGTGTCAGTCAATGACTGAGCATAACGTACACGTAATGTGTGGATTTGACCAACTGGGCCGGTCATTGGCTGAACGCCTACCAATTCGTTAGCGATAACGGTTGGCATAACACGACGGATAACTGGAAGAATCACACGGTTTAATGTAGCGATGTTACCAGCAGTTGTAGTACCAGCTGAAGATTCAGCTAATAACTGTTTTTTGGTGTTTTCTAAAATAACACCCATTGTTGAACGGCGAGTTCCTTTTAAGCCTTCTAACAGAGCTTCTTTGGTCTCGTCCCAACGGCTTTCTAAGAGTACTTTTGACATTTTATATTTCTCCTAAATCTATGTCTTTATTTTAAAGCCCTGCCAGACGTTTGATATCAATTACGTTATCACGTGCTTCGACTTCAACTTCTTTTTTGGCAGTTTTATTACCAGTTGCTTCTACAATACGTTCCTTGACAATCTTTGTAGATTTGTCAGCTCCGGTATTCAACACTGCTGGTAAATACTTATCGAAAGTGGCTTGCAACTTAGTTGTTTGCACACCTTCTAGTAAGCTCTGCATTACAGCGGCCTTTTCTTCGTTTAGAGTAGACAATAGTTGACCCATTGCTTTCTCACGATTAACAGACTCTTTAATAATGCGAACTTCACGTTCCTTACTTTCAACTAACTGTGCAGTTTGGTTTACTTGTTGTTTAGCTTCTGCTAGTTGAGATTCTTTCTCAGCTAATTTTGCTACTAGTTTGCGAGTTTCAGATTTCTCATTTAAATGAGTAACGCTGAATTCACCTGCAAATGCTTCAAATAGTCGGCGACCAAAATTGTTCTCACGAGCAACTTTAATGTCTTCCTTCAATTGAGATAATTCACCCTTTAGATGAGATGAGACTACTGTATTCAATCTCTTAGCACTTTCAGCCACAAAACGTGACTTCAATGATTCAAGTTGTTTACGACCTTCTGCAACTAACTTAACCTTAGCTTCAACTACAGCTTTCTTGTCTTGTGAGAATTCTTTAATCTCACGTGATAAAGCGTGAACAACGAATTGTTCTAACTTCTCTTGACTTTCTTTCTGAATCTTACGATCACTGCGTAGTTCTTTGATTTCTTCAGCTAGTTTAGTAACCATAAAATCATTGAATTTTGTTGCGGATTCACGTAATTTGTTTTGTGCTCTTACACGGTCTTCGTTCATTGCAATCTTTTCAGCACGAAATTCTTCAATTTCTTCTGATAGACTGTCTGTAACCATCTTATCAAGGGCTTCAACCATTACGACTCTATCGTGTTCGTAACGTTGTGCAAATTCTTCACGTAATTCTGCACGTACTTGTTCTCGGGCTTCATTTAATTTTGTTTCCCAAGCTTCGTTAAGAGCTTGACCAACATCCTCATTGATTAGTCCACCGTCAAGTAATGGTTTGATAGCATCAAACATGCTTATTCCCCTTTATTTGATTTTCAAGTCTTTGATGAGGCGCATTACTTCCTCTTTCAAATACTTTTCTACTTTTTTGTCGGTCTGGGCATCTTTTGCAATATCAAGCGTTCTATGACCATGACGCATATTCATCATGCCTTCATAGATTGCTTTAGGATATGCATTGGGAGCACTCGGTTGAGCGACAATATCCACAGTGACTATTTCAAAGTCACTGACATGGCCATTCATGTCGTTCACGTTGCCGCTACCTCGACTTGATACACCTAGTTTGACACCACTCTCCAACATAGTAGACACTAACTGTCCCATTGGAGTTGGTAAAATCTTTAGTTTTCCGAAGCCGTTTGCACCGTCCATCCACATAGATGTAATCATGTGTGATACGCGGTCTAGGTTGATTTTTAAATCATCCGGGTGATCGACTTCACCTAAGACTGAATAGCCTTCTGAGACTTGTTTGTTAAGAGTTTCAACAGCATTAGTAATTTCGGAAACGGGGTAAACACGCTCATTTGCGTTCTTTACCCCGCCCTGAATGAAAATCCCCTTCATATAAAGGGATTTTTCTTTGCCTTCACCTGACGACTCAACGACCATGCTAGCACGGTCGAATGTCAGATGTTCTTTGAGATACAAAGCCATTCTCTCAGATCCTATTAGATACGTCTTTTAGCTGGAGTATTACGTGACTCAGCTACTGGGCTACGTACTTTACCTGCTTCGTCTTTAGTTACTGGCTTAGGTGTAGATTCACCTTTTTCACTAAAGTTGTTCTGAGCAGGAGCATTCTTAAATGATCCAGCACCTTTTACAGACGTTTCACCTTTTGTATAAGCATTGCTCGGAGCTTTTGGGCTTGTAGGAACGGACTCAGATGCACCAGAGAATTTAACTGGCTTAGAATCCATACCTGCTTGACCGCTGTTTACTAAGCTTGGGCTCTTTGTTTGAGCACCGTTGTCACCCATTTGACCATACTTATTATAAGTTGCGCCGCCGATTTGTTTCATTTGTACGGCTTCCATCATAGCTTCTTCAGCGCCTTCTTCTTCACCAGCACCAAAGTCGGCCATGCCTTCTTCTTCACCAGCTTCAAAATCGTCAGCACCTTCTTCAGCGTCACCGCCCATGATGTCTTCAAACTCAGCCATTAGCTGGTCTAATTTATCTTCTAGGTCAACAACACGGTCTTCTAGACCGCCTTCTTCACCTTCATCGCCTAGTTCTAGCTCAACTTCTTCACCGTCTTCGTCACCGTCATCAAATTCGATATCGGCTTCGTCATCTTCAGTCATGCCGCCGGCTTCTTCAGCATTGATTTCGTCTAGTAGATCACCTACTTGACCGCCCATGCCTTCACCCATTTCATCATCCATCATTCCTTCATAGATTTCGCGGGATTTTTCAACCACGATATCATGGAACAATGCACGTGCTTGTTCTTCGTTCTCATTAATGATTAAATTAATAAGTTGTTCAAATTTTTTGTTATCCATTGTTTGTTTCTCCTAAATAGAATGGCTTTGTAGAATTATTTAGTGTGTATCATGGAAAACAGCACAATAAGTGCTGTTTTTTTACGTTTTCGTTCAGAATAACATTTTTACTGTTAAACTGTAGGAGTTTCTGCTCCGGCGGCGGCTGCAGCCGCACCGTATTGCTCATGAACTTTCTTCATATACTTCTGTTTTTCGTAGTTACGAACATCTAACATCTTTCTTAACTTACGAATTTGTTTTAATGTTAGTTTTGTTTTACGGGATTCACGCCACTTAGGCTTACTGTTATCAGCAGATAAATCCTGATAACCTTCTACAGCGGCGTCAAACATCTCAAATAATTTCATGTTAGTATTTATCTTTTTACATTCCGTTTCCAGCGGGAGCAGGAGTTCCACCTGCCATGCCACCTGTTGCCGCATCGCCTACTGGTCCTGCTACACCACCATCAGGCATTGCTCCTTCTTCAGGTGGAGCTTCCATATCGGCTGCGGTTTGTTCATCTGTTTCTAAGTCTCCAACAGATACACCCACACTACGTAAGTCTGAGCCTGCAGGATCGTTATCAGATTCTTTGTTATTTTCTTCACGCCACATAGTTTCGTTCTTAGAAATTTCTTCTTCAGTAAGACCTAAGAAACGTTCTAGTGCAAAACGTTTAGAGATATATGGATACTGTTCAATAGCAGTGAAAGAACTGATACGTGCGGTATCCAACTCACTTTGACGATAAGCCGCAAAGTTTTGTGGTGGATTGAATGTTAATTGGAATAGTCCTGAATCAATATTGAAACCTCTCCAACGCAAGAATAATTTGAATTCTTCGTCTAACTTCATTGCCATATAGCTTTGAAGACGTTCACAGTATTGATTGAAACGGAACTCTTGAATCATCGCAGTACCAACACGACCGTCACTCAATGGGGTAGTGTTGTCATCTGGTCCTGTAGGAAGATAGCTACTTGGAACTCGCAAACCACGAGCTAACCTATTGTTGAAGTAGCGTAAGTCATCAATCTCACCTAAGTTTTGTCCGCCGGGTAATACTTCAACACTTGATCCTCTACCATCAGCAGTGACAGGGAAGAAGTAATCTTCGTTCATTGATAATGGGTTGTATGAAGCATCTACTACAGATGATCCGCCGTATACGCTAGGAATTCTACGTTGGTGAATTTCATTTTTAATACGTTCAACGAAAGCCATAGCCATGTGACTTGGCATATTACCAACGTCAATTTTGAACATTCTACGTTCAGGAGCACGTTGTACACGATAGATAAGAACAGCGTCTTCAAGCAATTCTTTTTGTTTATAAACTTTAAAGATGTTTTCTAGTACACTCTGACCAAAGGGCCAGAAACGATCCAGACCTTCTGTCAAACTTAGATGGACTACATGTTTAGCATCTATGGCTGACTCGCTCTGGCCCAAAGTGAATCGACTACCTGTTGTGTTGTATGGCATACTTGGTGCAGTATATCCACCGCTACCACCTGTACCGCCACCACCCGTACCACCTAAACCAGTTGCAGGGTTAGCCGCAAAGTCTGTGTTGGTCTTTTGAGCCGCAGATAAGTTTTGTAAGTTAATGTTAATGTCTTTGATAACATACTGTTCGGGCTTCTTGCCTTCACTTTCATTAACAATAACTTTGATAATCTTAGTCATGTCAATCCAGTACAACTTAAAGTTCTCTGGATCTCTTACAAATACTTGATCTCCAAATTTGATAGTGTTTCTAAAAATCTTAAAAACTCTTGTATCAAACTCGTTTAGTTTACACCACTGTTGTAATTGTGTTTTCAATAACTCAACTTCGTGTTGAGTAGGTTCTTCTTTGAATTCAAATGCAAACGGTGTTTTGTTGTGTTCATTTTTCTGAGTACTGAACTCAGAGATAATATCTAAGCAAGCGTTAATTTCTGCATCAACGTCCATCATTTCATATTGATTGTATCGTTCAATACGGTTTGGGTGACCTGTATATACTTCTGGTAATCTACTTCCATAGTTCTTGTACCCAAATTGGTCATTGTTCCAACCACCAGTTGGTGACCCATTTTGTCCTGGACTACCATTCCATGCATCAGCATTACTGTTGCCACCTGAGATTGGACTGGATATACCACTTCTGTTTAGAAAACGTTTTTTATATGTCATAGCGTAGTATTTAGCGTTAAGCTTTAGAATACTTTAATAACTGCTCTTGGGTGCTATGACTATCACTTAGTTTATCTATCATATCATCCATTTTTTCTCCCATCATTTCCATCAGTTTAGCAAGCATATCTACTGTTGCCGCATCACTTGATTGCATATTATTAGTATTTTGTTGATTGAAAACAGAAGATAGCTCTTTTTTATTCACATTTTCTTTATCACCAAATACTTTGGAAACGTCCGGGGCAGGTATAACCATTTCTCTACCGTGTAGTTCAACATCATATCCGCTACTAGGGCCATCAAACATACCACCGTTTCTTGCTTTTAGCAATGATCCGCCTTCTGATTTTGCCGCACTAAAGTGCATAGCATCTTTACGTGACTTCCAGTTTCCACCCCAACCCAATCCTAATCCTCCCGCCACTGAGCTTATATCAGCCGGCATGTCAGTAACCAGTGTTGTGCCTAATGGGTTTGTACTTGGGTTAATATCAATTGCGGCGCCGTGTGCATGAATACTCTTTGTTCCGGGTTTTCCACGTACATCTCTGTCTACGAATCCACCTAGACTGTTAATTTCATATCCCTGTTTGTCTAAGTAATCAATCAAACTTTGAAATTGAGGGGCAAACTTTTCGTTTACTGAAGTTGATTTACCTGACTTAGATGAAATTCTAGTTAGCTTGGGTTGACCACCTGCACCCCCGCCTCCTGACTCTGCCGCATGTCCGCCTGCTGGGCCGCCTGCGTTAGAATCTCTAGGAGATGATGACCCTGCTTCACTTTGAGCAGGTGCGCTACTTCCACCGCCTCCACCGCCACCAGATGGTGCGGCTGCGCCACCACCTCCGGAGCCACCTCCTCCACTAAGTCTTTTGTAGATTTGATCTAATCGTTTTGCTTTATCCTCGGGTGACCCTGGTTGATCTTTAGCAGTAGCAATATTTGACAAGTCATTAATAGCTTGTGTCAAATCTTCCATTGCTTTCTTATTTGACAAATATGTTTTGTTTAATGTGTCAGTTGCTTTTGTTGAATCTTTAGTTACTTCAGCTTTTTTGTCTTCTATTGCTTTCTTCTCAGCAGGTGTTCCTGTTTCTTTTAATGCTTCACCAGTTACTTTACCAACTTTCTCACCAACAACTTCACCACCTTTACTACCCAACCAACCACCAACTGCGGCTCCTAATAAGCCACCAATAACGGTACCGACAACCGGAACAACTGAACCAATTGCAGCACCTGCGGCTGCGCCGCCCCATGCGCCGGCTGCTCCGCCGGCAGCACTACCTAAGCCTGAACCAACTGCTTCTGATTTTTTGACTGTACCTTCTGCTTTTGTTAATTCACCTGATTTAACTCTTTCATCTACATCTTTAGCACCTTCGTAGGCACTATGTAATCCCATAC